TCACTTAAGCGCGGCTGCACCCTTGGAATGATGCCGCCGAACAAGCTCCTCGATGTACATGTCGAGGACGCCTGCCATGTCCGGATCCTCAGCCGCCCACTGGATGGATTTCTTGAGGCCATCAACAAGCAAAACGTCAGTTTTTTCGTTTACCGGCGACAAGTCACGGCGGCGGCGCTGGCGATAGCGGAATGCGCGATCAGCGGCGCTCATAGCCTGATCGCCGATAGGCGGGCGGCCACGATGGCGCTTCAGCGGCATTTCCAAGGTGCCCGGGTCTTTTTCGTCACGCATCACGCAATCCCCTGCTATCTGTCGATGTTGATATATTATCGTGACGCGTCACGAATGTCTAATGATCGTTAGTTATAAGTGACGCGTCACGAAATTACATGTCCAACGTGGTCGGAGGCGTGACCGTCTCGGACTTGTAGCCAGGCGACTCAGGGAACGTGCCCTGGGCGCGGGTGGCCTTGGAGATCACCGTGCCCTGCACCGCCTGTGCGTGCGCCTGGGAAGCGTCCTGGGGCTGTTCCTGGGGCACGTAAGGGGCCGGCTGGGCGCTGGGCTGGCGGTACGGGTTGTAAGGCGCCCCGTTGAGCGCCACGGTGCGGCACTCAGGCTGCGCCAGGTCGTACTTGGTGCCCTGCTCCGTCACGCACGTGCAGCTCGGGGGCCGGGTGTCGCCACGGGTCGGCAGGCTGGACATGCAGAACAGCTGCGGCTGGCCAACCGGATTGGCGCCGTCGTAGATGGGCGCGGTCCAGGGCATGGTGGCGAACCTGGCCAGGTGCGCTTGCGCATAGTCGGTGGCGTTGGCGTAGGTGCGCGCGACCGGTGCCCCGCCATCGTTCGTACCTCCCTTGGCGGAACCCCGCTCGCGCGTTGCGATCTTGGCCTGGGCCTCCTTGGCTTCCGCGTCATAGGCGGCGATCTTGTTCTGGAAGTGCCAGCGCAGGCCGAGCAGCACGACGGCAAGCAGCACGAGAGCAATGACCAGGTAGCGCAGCCACATGGGCACGCTGCGCTTCGTTGTGACCATCGTGGTGGACGTGTAGTACTCGAAGACGTATTTGGGCCGGATCCAGTCACGCACGTCGTTGCAGGCGCCCTGCACGTTGCTCTGGTACTGCGTCCAGCGCTTGAGCTTGGTGCGGCTGCGGATGACCGAGGTCTGCCGGATGTGGACGTGTTCCTCGTACAGGCCGCGCAAGAAAGGATCAAGCTGCAGGCCCTGCTGCGCCACCAGGATAAAGTCGAAGCCGCGATGGCGATGGCGCGCCATGGCTTCGACGTGGTCGGGCACCTTGGCGCCGGGGTTGCGGTTCGGAAAAACGGTGTAGCACTCGTCCAGGAACACCACGGAACCATCAGGCAGATCCTGCCACTTCGTGGGATCGATCAGCGGCTTGAACTTGGCCTTCTCGTAGTCCAAATCCTTGACGCCGTGGACGTAGATCTCCCTGCCCTCTTTCTGGAACTGGAACGCCTTGTCGATCGCCCATGCGGTTTTGCCGTGGCCAGGCTGGCCGGTCGCGAGATACAGACCCATGTCAGGATGCCTTGAGTTTGGAGAGGACAACCGCCTGCGCGCGAGCAGCCAGATAGGCGGACAACACCATCGTCACGGCGACGCCGAACCCGGTTGCCTCAACGTAGGCATAGAGAACGGACGGGAGCGCGCCGAGCTTGGATTGAATAAACGCCTTGAGCGCAGGCATGGCGATGGTGTTGGTGGCAAAGCCAATGCCGAAGGCGAGCAGCACGCGGCCGATGATGCCGGGCAGGTACTGGCGAAGAGCTTGCAGCAGCGCGGCGACAAGCGCGCCGATGATCATAGGCATTAGGCAGCACCTCGGGAGAGGATGAAGGCACACGCGACAGCGGCGCCAAGGATGATGATGGCGCGCATGTACACGACGAAGTCGCAGAAGAACGCAGGCGGGCTGGCGAGCATGGCGACGTAGCCGCTAGAAACGCCGGAAGCGGAGACGCCGGACACGAAACCTGGGCAACCGCCACCACCGCCGAGGCCGGATTGATCGAGGTCGCTGGTGGACAGCACGTTGTCGGTAACGACCTTGGTGTCGGTCGAGTTGGCGCCGGCGCCAGGGTCCTGGCTCATGCCGCCGACCTTCGTCCACTCGGGTTGGCCAGACTCGCCGTTGCCGTTGCCCTTGGCGAGCAACTTTTCAGACGCGCACGCAGTGCGCCACTGGAACAGCATGGAGGCGTACTCCATCGCGTCGCACTTCTCGCCGGTGCAGATCGGTGTGGCTGCACAGCCACCACCGGCAACATCGCGGTTCTTGCGCGTGTTGCAGTCGATACGCCACTGGATACGCGCCTGCCCGCACATGATCGGATCGCCGCTGCAGGACGGTGGCGATGCGCAACTGTCGCCGCCGGAGAAGGATTTTTTGTCGTCCTCGCCGTCGTCGTCGCTGTCTTCATCGTCGGGCTTGCCATCGCCATCCTTGTCCGGCTTGCAGGTGCCGTCAGCACCTTGCGCCTGACCGGTGCCGCAGGTATTCGGCTTCGGAACACAGCTGCCGTCCGGGCCTTTGACCTGCCCGGGCGGGCACTGGTTCTCGCTGGGCTTGCAAGTGCCGTCCTGCTGCTGCGTCATGCCGTTGGGGCACGGCTCAGGAGCGCACTGACCGAGGGAGTTCAACGTCTTGCCGACCGGGCATTCCTCTTTCGTCGGCTCGCACACGTTGAGCGCGGCGTTCCAGTAGTAGTTGGCGCCGCAGGTGTTCGGGAAATTCGTGCTCTGACAGGCAGTGCCGATGTACTGGCCCGTGCTGGTGCCATCACCGTTGGCAAACCAGGCCTGTTCGCAGCCTTCGCTGCAGGAGATAGACCCCGACTTGGGCGAGAAGGTCGAAGTGAACGGAGCGCGGGACGCACAGCTGTTGGCTGCTTGCCAAGAGTAGTTGGTGTCGAACGGGTCGCCGCCTGAAAAGCGCGCGCAGGCAAAGAACGCTGAACTGGTACGGGTGCGCACCTGGCACCGATAGTAAGGCGGAGGGCTAGCGTTGTAGTCGCACGAAGAGACGGCAACGTAGGGGTTGCCGTCGAGGTCTTTCGCAGACTTCGCAGCAGAGAGGTGCGATTGGCACGTGGAGAAGGCAAGAGACTGGCTGGAATACTGGCCAGCAACACACTGCTGCGAGTACAGCAGCAGCGCGAGCAGCAACCATGGAATTAGCTGTCGAACGCGAGCCACACGGCCCCCAGGATCGCAATCAAAACGAAGTAGCCGGCGTATGCCATTGTTGAACCCCCCTATTTCGTGATGCGTCAGAAAAAGCAAAGGGCGGGTTGCCCCGCCCTGCCCTGTTGCGGTTGGATCAGCCCGTGGTGCGCTTGCCCATCTTCACGATGGTCACGACACCGCAGAGGATCAGGACGCCGACACCGATGGCGACCAACTCGGTCTTGTCCATGGAGCCGACAGCGGCGTCGGCGAGTTCGCCGGCCGAGGCGGCACCGGCAGCGACCAGGGCGGTAACGCCGGTAACACCGGTGGCGATCTTGTTGCGGTACTTCTTGAACATGTGCTTCTCCAGTTGATTGAGTGACGCGTAACGGATTAGCCACCTGTGACCCGGCGGGATTGCCGGACCATGAAACCTACCGACCAACAGCCGATGATGCCGACTGAGATCGCCAGGGAATCTCCCACGCTGAGCGGCGGCGGAAAGCTCGACGCGGGGCCGTAGAACGGATAGGCGCACTGCCCTGTTGAGGCGTCATAGTCAGACGCTTTGCAGTGCAGGATCAGCACGGTTTCGCCGTCCATGGGATTACGCCGCGGCGGCCTTGATCGCCGGCGGCTGCTGCGCGGCGGGCTTGTCCACGCGGACCAGCGTGGGGCGACGTGCGAGGACGAAATCGCCGAACTGGCCGACGCTCACATTGGCCTCGAAATCCAGTTCGTACACGCCCGGCTCGTAGGCCGGTTCGTTGCCCAGGTCGAGGCGAACGACCTGGCGGAAGCGCGCGTTCTCGGCGGTGGCCTCCTGCGTGCGAATGACGCCGCTGCGCTCGCCTTTTTGCCAACGCTTCTCGTTGACGCGACTGTCGGTGATGGTGATCTTCATGGCGCGGTTTTCCTGATGGTGATGGTGCTGGTGGTGGAGCGGATTTCCGTGATGCGTCACGGGGCGGTTGGCTGGCCCCGCGCCGCAAGCGGCACGGTGCCTCGGGAACTAGGCGAGGTCGGGGAACAACTCATCAAGCTGATTGGCGAGCCGGACTTCTAACTCCAGCTGCGGCAGATGCTTGAAACGACCTGGCACGCCGTCGTGAGACAGGTAGCGCTCCAGGACGGAAAGGGCGTACTCGCGAGAGCGGGCCAGACATGCATTCCAGACAACACGCAGCGCGGTGCCGGCCTGCGTGTCGATGAAGTCGATCATCGCCTTGGCAGACGGGTTGACCATGCGCTCCTTGAGTTCCAAGCGATCAAGCTCGCCGAGGATCAAATCGGCGAGGACGCTGTAGGCACCCGCGAAGTACCTACCAGGGTTGACCAGGGCATCTAGCGGCAGGTCGATGCGCTTGGCATAGAGGCGCAGCTCGCAGCGCGTCCAGTCACTCTCAGGGTCGCCGAGCTGCTTGCCCTTTTCGTAGATGCACAGTTCCTTGTGGCCTTTCTGGCCGACGTAAAGCGTGCAGCCCTTGCCGCTGCCCTCATCGCTGTTGTGGCGCGCCTGCGGCGGCCTGCCGTTCATGGTGAACGCGCCTTGGTGGTAGGCGTCGCGGAACTGCTCGACGTCGAACCACTTGCCGGTGTGGTCATCGATGGCGATATCCACGCGCGTCAGATGTGCGCCGAGATCCTCCGCAATGCGCTTGGCATACGGCCAGCTGGGGACGTGCGTGCACCCCTGGCCTGTGAGGCTTACGCAGACCTCGCCAGCATCGGAGACACCGATGCGGCCGCACACGCTGGACGTCTCATCGATCAGGATCGCGCTGCGCTGGTAGCGGAAGTTCCAGAGGCGGTCAGCGAGCGGGCCGGCGACGATGCTGCCGGAGGTGCCGAACACGTAAGAGACGACCTCCTGGGCATTCATGCGCTTGAACAGCTTGATTGCCTTGTCGCTGTCGAACACCAGGGTGCAGAAGTCAATCAGCGGCTTCGATAGCCCTTCGAGGGTCTGAGACTTTTGGCCCGTGTTACTGCTCGGGCCGCCCGGCTCCGCCGGGTCCACTTCGGCGCGATTGCAGGCGGCCGCCGGTGAAAAGGGTAGGCAGAGGGCAAGCAAAGGGGTCACAGAGCGGCCTCAGCGGCAGCATGGCGAGCGTGAGCAGCAGCGAGGGCTGCATCGCGCGCAGCGCGATTGGGAAAGGTGCCGCACAGGGTGTCGTCCTCCCAGCGGAGCCAATCGCGCATGCGCTTGGCATCCTCGACCATGGCGAAGGCGCGGTAATCGGCATCGAGCTGCGCCAGGTAGCGAGCGTTGCTCCACTGCAGGAGCGCGAAGGCGGCGCGGAAGAGACATGCGAGCGCGACGAAACCAGCAAGCGCGCAGATGGCCTGAATATCGTTAGGCGTCACGAAAATCCCCTGCCCCCTGCCCCGTAGAACCCGCCGGCGGACAGGGGGGCCGGCCGGCGGGTGTGTCACATCGGATATGACACCCGCGCATGTAACATCAGGGGTGACGCCACTGTCAAACGATATATGACATGAATGCCCTAAATAAATTGCTTGACAAAGCAAAAGAAGTGTGCGGGAGAGATTCGGACGCAGCGGTGGCAGAGCGCCTGCACGTGTCGCGCAACTCCGTGTCAGTGTGGCGGCGCGGCGGGAAGATCACGGATGAGCACCTAGAGGCGCTGGTGGCCATCGTGCAGAGTGCTGGAGTCGACCCAGCCGTGATGCTCGACGTGCGAACAGAGCAGGCCTCCACACCTGCAGGGCGCCGAGCATGGGCAACGCTACGGGAAAGGCTAAGCGCGGCGGCCGCGGTCGTCGCGCTGGTAGTGCTGGCGGTCCACGCGGGGGCGCATGAGGGGCTTCAAGCTGCCCTGCCCGGCCTCTTCATAACCGGATCGTCTATACATTATGCGAAATACGCCATGCATGCGGCGCGGGTGCGAGCGCGCTGGGTCTGGCTGTGGTTCAAGTCTTGCTTGCCCCGGCGCTCCCCTCGCGAAACGGAAATCGCAGCATGAGCGACAGCTACAACATCGACCGGCGGCCGCCGTGCTGGGCCGCTGGGCAACCCTGCCCGAATCCATGCGCCCAAGCGCACGCGCGCCACGTCATCGACAATCACGTCGACCTACACGGCCCCTGGGCTGGCTGGCGGGTAGCCGGGCGGGACCTGGTAGCGCCCTCCGGCGAACGCATCCCCGAACGCCGGCTGCGCGGCCTGCTGTGGCGCGCGGACGCCACAGACTTACGTGACGCAGCACGAAATCGGAACCTTGCCAGGAAAGCGCGTCAGCAGTCGATGGTGAAAGTTGTTGTCGTGGACCTCGCCAGCTGGCGGGAACGCCACTTCGGATCGATGGCGGGATAAGCGTCTACGCAGGGGCGCGCCCCTGCACCCCTAAAATACTGGCGAACTAGGACCAGGGGGATGGAATGCGCAACGCCGCATGGAGATTGATAGCGCTCGTTCAAGCAGTGGCGATAGCGGCCCTAATCTGGCGTGCTCCCGCCCCAGAGGAAGATAAAGAGAGAAGAATTTGCTTGTGGACGGAAGAAGAGCCGGCACCGAACGCCGCGCCACCTACAAGCCCCTTAGCGCTGGGTGCTTTTTGCGAGCAAATACAAGAGCAATCAGGGGACAAGAAGATTGACTGCACGGCCCCGTGGGCAAGGTAAAGCGTGGGGCCATTGGCCCCACACCCCCTTTGGGTAAGGCACCCACGTGCAGATGCGAGCAGCTACGCAGCTCGCCGGATGGGCAAATGGGCGGCTTTGCCCCGATAGATCTAGGCGCCGACTTTGCACGCCGGTAAAGCGGTCATCAGTGGGGAGTGGTCGTGTTGATGCCGGGAGGCACACGGCAGGCCGACCAGGTCGTGGGCCGAGGCGTCCACGGCGCGGGTGAAGCGTGAAGCGTATCCGTGGGGGCGCTGCCCCCACAATCCAGCCGGTAGCTAGTTTCGCGACGCGTTACGTTTCGCGCGCCATTCCTTCCACACGTCTTGTGCGTAGCGCGCAGCCACGCCTACGACCAGGCAGAGGCAATAGCCCCCGCCGATGAGTGCCACAGCGTCCTGATTCATGTCAGCATCCTTTTCGTGACGCGTTACGGTTTGCGGTGCGGATACAGATCGAAGCCGCTGGAATGGTGACGCTTCACGAATTCCTCGATGTACATGTCCAAGACATCTTGTGCGTCGGCGTCGCTACGCTCAGCAACCCAACGCATGGTCCGCTTGATGGAATCAATTAGTGACGCGTCACTCTTATCCTTGCTGTCACTAAAGTCATTGCGGCGGCGCTGACGGTAGAGAAAAGCGCGAGTGGCCGGAGTCATCGGCCCCATGCCTTCGAACTTGCACGGCCGACCACGTTTGCGCGGCAGCGGCATTTCGAGGGTGCCCGGGTCTTTTTCGTCACGCATCACGCAATCCCCTACTGTCTGTCGATGGTGATATATTATCGTGACGCGTCACGAATGTCTAATGATCGTTAGTTATATGTGACGCGTCACGGAATTACATTTCCAACGTGGTCGGCGGCGTCACGCTCGACGTGGCGTAAGGCTTGGACTCCGGGAACGTACCTAGAGCGCGAGGCTGTTTAGAGATAACAGCGCCTGAGGTCGCCGCAGAGGCTGCTGCATGGCTCTCGGCCCCTGCCCCGCTACCGATGCCGCGCTCCTGTGCCGTCGCGGCCGTTTGCGCGTACTGCTGCGGCGCCTTGAACGGGTTGTAAGGCTCGCCATTGCGCGCTATCTCGCGGCACACGTCGTCCCGGATGATGAGCCGGGTGTTCTGTTCCGTGACGCACCGGCAGCTATTGGCCGTGCTCATGCAGTACACGTGCGGGTCCGACACGATGGGCCGCCCCAGGTACGCGGGCGCCGACCATGGCACATCCTGGACCTGGGGTGTGATCGCCGCGACGTAATCGCTCCCCGTCCGGATCACCACGCGATCAGGTTGCGACGTGCCAGCAGGCGCACCGCCGCCGCCTCGCTCCGGCGTGGCCGTCGCGGGGGCGGCGGCGGCGGCCTG